CCTCCACCACCAATCGCACCCCAAGCACTACCATCGTAGCCCTCGAATCCTGTTGTTGTAGAGTTAAATCTAAACATACCAGTTGCAGGTGAGCCATCTCGTTGAGCTGTTGTACCTACAGGTATTTCGGCACTTCCTGTACTAGCAGTTTCTATAACTACTCCTGTAAGTGATGAACCTGATCCTGAGAATATTGTTGCACCTAATGTGCCTGAACTAGAATTAAATGTTAAGTTACTACCTGACTTAGGACCTAAATCTCCAGTAGCTGCTGTCGAAAATAAAGGAAAACAAGTTGTATCAGATGATTCATCTGCCACAGTTACTGCTGTTGCTATCGCTGCCGTACCTGATGTGTTTTGATTACCTGCTGAATTAACTCCAGGTAAGTCTATATTTCCTGTTCCGTCAAATGAGACTCCACCAATGTTTCGTGCTGTCTGTAACGCAGTCGCTGTCGCTGCATTACCAGTTGTAGAACCTGATGTGCCTGAAGTATTACCAGTAACATTACCAGTAAGGTTTCCCTCGAAAGTTGCAACTAATGTGCCTGTAGCATAACCTGTACCACTTGTATTTACTGTTGTGGTTGGCTCTACTTGTAAATCTTTAAATAGTTTATATTTGCCTGAATCACTAGAATCTCTAAATAATCCTGAATATAAATCTTGTGAACCTGATGTATCGTATAGACCATAAAAACCTATATCAAGACTATCAGCAGCACTATTGTTTTTTGCTAGTTTAATTAGTGGGTCTTCAACTTCTAAGTTAGTTGTGTCTATGCTTGTTGTTGTGCCATTTACTGTTAAGTTTCCTGCAATAGTTACATTGTCAGGTAATCCAATGGTTACAGTTGCTCCCTCGCTTCCTGAACCTGATACCTCAATCTCATTGGTTGTGCCACTTACCCCTGCTACATAGTTACCAGTTGTGTCTGTGCTAAGTGCTACGCTGTTTGCTGCAATCGTTGTCGATAGACTTATATTGCCAGTTCCGTCAAATGATACGCCTGAAGCTGTAACATCACCTGTAAGAGCAATTTCTCTGCCAGTAGCTAAAGCTGTTGCAGTTGCTGCATTTCCTGTTGTGCTTCCTGATGAGCCACTTGTATTTCCTGTAACATTTCCTGTCAAGTTCCCAACAAAGCTAGTAGCTGTTAAAGCACCTGTATTAGAATCGAAAGCAAGGTTACTTCCTGATTTAGGAGCTAAGTCGCCAGTTGCTGCTGTAACAAATAACGGAAAGCATGTAGTATCAGTTGATTCATCTGCTACTGTAATTGTTGTAGGCACATAAGTTGATGACGCTTTGCCATCTAATTGTGTTTGTATTGCAGAACTTACGCCATCTAAGTACCCAATCTCTGTTGATGTAACTGCTGATACTGATACATCTCCACTACCATCTGATACCAATGCTCTTGATGCAGTCAAATCTGCCATCTTAGAAAAAGCTATTGCTGCACTTGCATTAACATCATCGTTTACAATAACGCCACTTCCAATAGCAGCAGTACCTGATGTTCCTATAGAAATATCTCCTGATATAACTACAGGGTTAAAGTTTGTTCCATCAGCAATTAATGCAGCACCACTTGTGTTTGTTCCCATAGTCAGGTCATCGCCTGTTATAGTTAGGTCTCCACCAATAGTTGCATTATTTGTAACTGTTAAAGTGTCTGCTGTTAAGTTTGCAACAGATATTGTAGGCATGTTTGCTGCTACATTTGCGAGTGTTACAGCAAGTGTAGCTCCATCTTGTACTATAGGAAATAACGCACTACTCGATGGGGTAGTGGTCGTGGTCAGTTCTGATATTTTTTTAGTTGCCATCTATTGTATCGTCCAAGTTGTTGTAGCAGGTGGAGAAATATCTTGCCAGTCATCAGCATCTATACCACTTGCATCATCTAATCTAATTAATTCACCATTTTCTGTTGCTAAAACAAAAAGGTTATCCTCTGTTTCTATATATCCTGCTGCTGTTTCAGTTACTACTGTCCATGTAGTCATTAATATAATCCGTAATCTACTCTTGTTGTTGGAGCTACGCCTGAATGTCTATCTCTTTCATTTGATTCTATAATGTCTCTTTTTGCTCTATCATAAAAACTTGCCCATGTATCAATTCTTTTGTCATTATTCAAATATGGTTCTGCTTCTACAAGAGAGCCATATAAATAAACATCAGGATGATGAGTAAGTAAATCATTAGTTGTATTAGAATCTGACAAAGCTGTAAAATGTTTAAAGTATAATATTTCTATTTGATAAACGCTGTCAGGTATTGGTCTTATCTGTATGTTATTGCCAATAATAGAAAATGCTTTTGGTTTACCTTTTGAACTACCTGCATGTATTCTATCCATTTGTTCAGGCGTTAAATATTCTAAAGATGTTTTTGGATTTGTGTTAAGTTGTATGTTACGCATAGCAACATAGTTGTCAGGTAAACTGTAAAATTCAGAATCTTCAATAGTATTTGTAGTAACCCTTGTTTCCATTCTTCTTATTTTAAAATCTCTTTTATGCCTTGCTTCTGCAAGAACAATAAAATCAGGTATAACAGTATCTAAATCTGTTCTGTCAAGCCAAGATGATATTGCTGATTTAAGTTCTGAATAAGTTGATATTGCCATTATATTCGCCTGTTAGTTGTCTTTAAGTACCTGTAGTCAGGACTGTTTAATAATTTTCTTACTGCTTGTGCGTGGTCTTTTTTATATACATCAACCCCAAATAATTTTTTCCATTCATAAACTACAGTCATTGGTATACGAGCAGATAGTCTAAACTCATCTCTTATACTATGGTCTTCGTTCTGTAATTTTTTATTTTGGTCTATAAGGGGTTGTATATTTTCAATGTGTTCTATAGCGAACTCACCACTAGGTTCGTGATAATGAAATATTTGTCCGTTACCTAGTTTTCTTCTCATTCACTTAACTCATCTATATATATGTTAGCAGTTCCCGAAGCTATGATAGCAGCAACTTTCATGCCACCGTCAATTTTAAATACTTCAGGGTCATATGCACCTAATATAGTTGTACTAGCTGAAGCTGTTGGAGCTGCTCCAAAAGCAATATGTACAGCATTTGTATCAGATACTATTCTAACATACTCTGTGTTTGCATTAGTTGCTGCTGTCACTTGTGAGCCAGTATTTACACTTCTTACGATAGTGTTTGTTACTCTCATCTTTGACATATTTATCTCCTAATTACAAATGTTACAGTTAATGATTTAGTACCTGTAGAATTACCATCAGTAATTATTTCAATACTTCCGTCTTCTTCTACTCTGTTAAGTGCTGTTGGAACAGAACCGTCCATAGTACCTGCTGCTGAACCTGAATGTGCAACTGTAAATCCTGCACCAGTTACAGCAACACCACCAATTTCAAAAGTAATAGCTGCGTTACCACCACTTATAGCTCCCTCAAGTACAGACATAATTTTAATTATTCTGCCACCATCAGGTACTGCTACAAATGTTGAACCTGCTGTTGATATATCAGCAACCGTTCCTGTTATAAAATAATCGTTTAATGTTCTCATTAAATTTCTCCTTAGATTAATAACCCTCGTTCCGAAGTGATACATTCTTCAAGGTCATTATTAATATGTATCTAGGTGGGGACAGGAAAATGAAGAAAACCTGCCCCCGTACAACGGGTTGTTGTATTTTTTATGAAGTTGTCAAGTCAGCAATAGTCGCTGAAGACGCTTCGTTTTTAGCAACAAGTGTCCACTCAGAAAGCAATAAGCGTTTCTCAGCATCACCAGTTTTTGCTAGTTCTTGTGTTTGGAAAGGTCTTAAGAAACCAACGCCAAACATTTCTGTATCAACTACTAACGCACTTCTACCTGAAGAACGTAGGAATCTATCAGCTACTACTCTAACTTCACCAAAGTCAGAAACATAAACATCAATAGTAGCAACTAAGCTTCTATCTTCTGCCATGTCCATACGAGTAGAGTTACCAGTAAATCCTGATACTTTCTGTTTATTGAATGAACCAACAATCAATAGGTCAGGGTCACCACCATTGTCAAAGCAAGATTTTAATTCGCCTTTTAAAATAGATTCTGTAAGAACCCTTTGTGTCCCATCTGTCACAGCACCTGCTCCGTTTGTAGAGCCACCACTACCGTGTGATTTGTTAGTTGTTGTCCATGATTCAAAACCTCTAGATTTACGAGCAGAAGCTCCATTTCCAGAACCTGCTGAATCAGCAGTTTTACCTGTTAGGTCTAGTTCCATATCACGTTTTAGTTCTTTACCTGCTTTAGCTATTTGATAAGCAAGTTCAGAGTTACGACCTGCATGGTCTACTGCTTCTTGAGTTCCTGAAACCATAACAGGTTTGTAAGAAATCTGTGTATAGTTGTGAACACGAGTAGTAGCAGATAATGCAGCACTTGGAGAGTCATCTCCCTCTATTTGAGCATTTGATGCAGCAGAAGCTAAGCTATCTGTTTGCCATTCATGCTTAACAGCACTAGCAGAACCAGTACCGATACTAGACATAAATGGTGTATCTGTTGGAGAAATGTCATAGATTACATTTTGTAAGTCTTCACGATTTCCAACGGCATCAAACGTTTCAAATGTGTTTGATAATTGTGCCATTATTTCACCTTTGTGTTATAAGTTAATTAAAAAACTATCCAAACATAGATTCAATGTACTTCGCAGCATCATTGACTTTCCCTGATTTTTTAGCTTTTGATTTTAATTGCTTAACACGTTCAGATTTGACCTCACCTTTAGAAGCAGAAGTTCCCGGTTTTTGTACTTTAGGTACAACCTTTGTTTTCTTTTGAGATATTTTAGCATCTAAAAGATTCTTATACTTCATAGCATCATGAAGCACTTGGATGCTTCTTGCATCAATTAACATACCAATTTCCTGCTCAGAAAATCCTTGAGCTTTAGCATAATTTTTTATGTCAAGCTTAAGTTTTGCACCCTTTTCAGGATGATTCCATTCAGGTAACTTGCTGTTTAATATTTCAAGTTGTTCTTCTCTTTGCTTCATTAACTGTACTTGCATTTCTTTTTGCTGTGCTTCTTGAGCTTTCGCTTTTTCATTTGCAATTTTTGTTTTGTTTTCTTGCAAATCACGCAAAGCATCTTTACGTTGCATATAAGTTAATGGGTCTTCTTCCTTGAGTTTTTCCAAATCTTGTGACTTTAGATGAGCTATCTCATAGTCATTAGATTCTTCTAATTGCTCAAGTGCCTGAGTGTATCGCTGTCTTTCTTGTTGAGTCGCAGTAAGCTCATCGTCTATTTGTTTGCGTTGCTCTGACAATACTCGAGTTTTTTGCATGTAATCAGAAGTTCTGCTGTAACCTTGTAATAGTTCGTCTTGGGTTACCTCCACTTCCTTGCCGTTTACTTTAACGGTGAAAGTGTTTGGTTCTTCAACTTCCTCTACTGGTTCATCAGACATATCTTTAGCAGTTAATTCATTTGAATTTTCTACTTCGGGTTCAACTGATTCGGCAACATCCATTGCCTGTTCAGAAACCACATCCTCGGTTTCTGTTTCTACTTCAGTTTCAAGAGTTTGCTCTTTTGGAGTCTCCATCAAACCAAGTAGTGCTTCTTGTGCTGACGCAACGTCAGTCACTGGAATTCCTTTGTGTTTACTTTCTTTATTATCCATTACTTTCTTCCTCTATTTGTTTTAGTATTTTTGGTACGACTATAGATAAAACTCTTTCTTTATCTAAATTAGCTGCATCACAACAAAAGTCTAAATCTCTATTAGGTTCTAAAAAAAATGTCCTTGCTGTACTAATATTCATAGACATTATTCTTCTTCTATTAAATTGTTCCGGACTAAGTTTTCTTAC